CGGCATGGTCGGATATCAATTCGCGGAGCAGGGCGCCGCAGTAGTTCACGGCTGCGACAATTACGAGATCGGCATCCAGACCGCGCGGGAAGTGTTTGCCGATCGGCGTGACGTCGAGGGGCGCTTCGAGGTGGTAGACCTGACAAAGGGCGCGGGTGCGCTCGGCATGTTCAACGCCTCTGGCTACGACATCGTGCTTTGCCTTGCCACCTATCACAAGCTCAAGCGGCTGATGCCGGAAGGCGAGCTGACCGCGCTGATCCAGCACTTCGGGCGCTGGTCGCGCAAGTATTTCGCCTGGCGCGGCACCTCGGACAAGCCGGCCGAGAACGAGCAGGAGATCGTCATGCTCGATCGGGATCTGTCCGCGGTTGGCCTTGCGCGAATTCACACCTCGTATCTGTCCAGCGAGCTCGGCGTTGCCGCGATCTGGAGCCGGGCGTGAGCCAGAGACTGCAGGACGAACAGGAGATCTCCGCACTTGCTGACCTATTCGCCAAGGAGGGCGTCAGGTCGTATCTCGAGATCGGATCTAAATTCGGCGGTTCGCTGGCCCGCATCGCGGCAGCGCTTCCGGTCGGGTCGCGGATCCTGGCGATCGATATGCCGAACGGCACCAAGGCGTGGCCGCAGAGCAGTGTCGCGCTCGAATCCCTGATCCTCGATCTGGGTAAGAAAGGCTATGACGCGCGTCTGATGTGGGCCGACAGCCAGGACCCGAAGACGGTGCTGAAAGCCGGTTGGATGGCACCATTCGATGCGGTCTTCATCGACGCCGATCATCGGCTGCCCGGCGTCACCGCGGACTGGAAAAATTACGGCCCGATGGGCAGCATCGTCGCATTCCATGACATCGCCTGGCGCCGCGCGCCGGAATGGGTTGGCACCCGCATCGACGTTCCCCAGTTTTGGGATTCCATCAAGCTTCGCTACCGCCATCGCGAATTCAAATTCTGCCCGACGGGCAAGAACAACGGCATAGGTGTCCTGTGGAACACAAACCAACCTTAATTCTGGGCGGCTCCGACAAGGGCGGCGTCGGCAAGACCACGATCGCCCGGGCGCTGCTGGACTATCTAAAAGACAAGGGCGTGCGGCCCAGCGTGTTCGACACAGAGCCCGGCGAGGGCGTGCTGCGGCGGTTCTACAAATACGCCAAACCAGTCGATGTCGCGGCTGTCCGCGGCCAGATGGAAGTCTTCGACGAAGTCCCGACCGCGGGCTACACGTTTGTCGACATCAAGGCCGGTGGCCTATCAAAGGTACTGGCCGCGATGCGCGACGCCAGCCTGCTGAAAGACGTCCACGACGGCAAGATGCGCATGGTGGTGCTGCACGTTCTGGGATCGAACGAGGCCTCGCTGCGCGAGATCGACGCAACCGCGTCGATCCTGAAGGATGGCGGCGAGCACGTCCTTGTCAAGAACCACGCGACCGACGGCCAGTTCTTCGAGTGGGACGGCGAGAAATACAGGACTTACTTCAAGCCGACCGACCTGATGCTCGATATCCCGCATCTCGATGGCATGGCGTCGGACGCCGTCGATGCCAAGGGCGTCTCGTTTTCGGCGTTCATTGCCGACGAAGCCAATTCGCGCACGCTGCGCGGCATCGTCGCGCATTGGCTGGCCCAGGTGTGGACGGAGTTCGACAAGGCAAGACTTTGCTGACGGTCTGCACCTGGCGCTGGGGATCGAAATATCCTGGCCACTATGTCGATCGGCTGAGTGCCGGCCTCGAGAGGCATCTGAAGCAGCCATTCCGGTTCGAGGTGTTCTCGCCACTCGCGGAGGATGTTCACCTTACGAAGATCCTTGGCTGCTTCTGCCGGCTTCGGATGTTCGATCCGGCATGGCAGGCCCGTCACGGCATCGACGATCGCCTGGTTTGCATCGATCTCGACACGGTGATGACTGGTTCACTGGACGAGCTGTTCGACCGACCGGAGAAGTTCGTCATTCTACAGGGGGCTAACGCGTCCAATCCGTGCCCCTTCAATGGCTCGCTGATGATGCTGCGCGCCGGCGCCAGGCCGGATGTCTGGGCTGACTTCAGTATCAAGCGGGCCGGCGAGGTGCCGTTTTTCGCTTTCCCTGACGATCAAGGGTGGCTTTGGCACAAGATCCCGGATGCGGCGGGTTGGAAAGTCGGCCCCGACAGCGGCGTCTATGCCTATCAGAAGCCAGGCTGGCCTGAGGACAACCAGCTGCCGGCGGATGCCCGGGTCGTGGCGTTTCCCGGCTGGCGCGATCCCTCTCGGTTTCAGAATGAGGAATGGGTGAGGAAACATTGGGCGGCGTGATCGATCCGCGCAAGGCGTGCCTGTTCATTCCGGTGGGATTGAAGGACTTCAAGCTGAAGCTGTTCGAGCGCATCGGTTCGAAGCTCGGCAGCGTCATCCGCGGGGACGTCGCGGCGATCGCGACCCTACCCAAGGATGTTACGCCGATCGTCGGGTGTTCGCCGGAGTTGCGCGAAACCATCGCTGCATGGCGCAGAACCGGCCGTCGGTTCGTGTACTGGGATCGGGGCTACGCAAGGCGCGTGTTTGCGACGTGGCTTCCACGCGGCGCGGATGGCGGATTCTACAGGTGGCATGTTGAATCGTACCAGCTGCGCGAGGTCCGCGATCTGCCGTCCGACCGCTGGGTCGCGCTGAACGTCGAGGTCCGGCCGTGGCAGAAGTCGGGACGGCATATCGTGATCGCGGCGCCGACACGGACATATTCGAAGTTTCACGGCACCGAAAATTGGATTGCGGACACGATCGATGCATTGGCGCGCGTCACGGACCGGCAACTCGTCATCCGCGACAAAGAATCCAAGCGATCCCTGCAATCGGATCTGGACGGGGCGCACGCCCTGGTTTCTCACGGGTCTATCGCTGCTGTTGAGAGCGTCATTCTTGGTTGCCCTGTGTTTGTACATCCAGATTCAGCGGCTGCTCTCGTGGGGCAAACGGACTTGAAGATGATCGAAAATCCGGCCTATCCGGAGCGCCAGCCCTGGCTCAACGCGCTGGCCTATTCGCAGTTCAACGAGCAGGAGCTCGTCGACGGCACCTTGTGGAAACTGCTCGCATGATCCCGGCTGGTCAGTTCAGGCATCGCGTGGCCTTCGATAAGCGGCAGGACGTCAATCCAGACGCTCCGCTCGATCTCGGCAATTCGCAATCGGAGTTTGTCGAGCAGTTCGTCGTGGCAGCGGCTGTGCAAGCCAAGTTTGGCGGTGAAACCGTTATGGCCGAACGGCTGACAGGCAATCAGCCCTGGAGCATCACCGTGCGGCAGTCGGCGCAGACCAGGTTGATCGGGGCCGACTGGCGCGCGCGCGACGCGAGAGCGGGAACGATCTGGGCGATCCGGTCGATCGTCGATCCGGACGATCGCCGCGAAGTGTTCGAAATCCTGGCCCAATCGGGCGTGGCGCAGTGAAGACCATCCGGATGACGAAGGAGTTTCACTACCGGCCGCACCGGCGCGCGGTGATCGTCTATAAGGCCGGCGCGATATATGAGCGAGTGCCGGAGGCTGCAGTATCCGACATTCTCAAGGCAGGCGCCTGCGAGATCGTTCGCGAGCCCTCGAGGTTGCCGGTGAACCGGTATGCTTGATCCGTCCGTCCAGCTGCATGCGGCGATCGTGGCCGCGCTGAAGGCCGTTGGAGCGCTTCCAGACGTCGTTGGCGCCAGGGTCTATGATGACCCGCCGACCGTGCCGACGTTCCCCTACGTGACGCTTGGCGACTGCCAGGTGCTCCCGGACAAGGCGGCCTGCTACGACGGCACCGAGTGCTATCCGATCATCGACGTCTGGTCGCGCAATCCTGGCTATGGCGAGGCCAAGGCGATCGCCGCCGCTGTGATTGCCAAGCTCGACGACCAGACCGCTAATATTGCGATGGACGGGTTTGCCGCAGTGGTGTTCGAGCGCCACGACTATCGCACGCTCAGAGATCCCGACGGTTTGACGCGGAGAGTGAACATGACGTTCCGCGCCCTGATCCAGCCGACAACCTGATCGACGAGATCGGACAGAATGACGACCTTTGATCCGCTGACCTCGGGTGTCGACGCGCTGGCCGCTGGCGCGATCGCGACGCTGACATCGGCCGGCTATAGCTGGAACAGGAGCACCACGTCGTTCTCAGGCTATCTCGCAGCCGCCCTGACGGGCATCGGCGGCACGTCGGTGTCCGACAAAACGATGTCGATCCCGCAGCTCCTGGCCGGGCTCGTCAATGCCCTGAACGCAGGGCCCGTGACACATCTCAATACCGGCATGGACCAGCTGCTGGCGCTAATTGGCGGCGCGAGCGCTAACACCCTCCAGTCCGATACCGGCGTCAACATCCTCGCCGATACCGGCAGTCCCATCTTCGTTCAATGATGAAGGCCAAAGCCATGAAAACACTGATCGCAGCGCTGGCGTTGTTGTGTGTCTTCTCGTTTGGAGTAGGCGCACAGACGATCGATAAGCTGGGTGCAGGATCTGCCGTCCAGGCGACGGATATCTTCCCGGCCTATCAGGGATCGAATCCAGCGAAGGGGGTGACGGGAGCGCAGATCAAGACGTTTGTGAACCAACTCGCAAG